CGCCCCATACGGAGCAAACGTACCTTGCGTGGTGTTGCCGTTACGGGTGATGCTGAAGTTGTTGGTGCTGCTGTCTAGGAACGTGTTGTTCTGCGCTCCGTTGGTGCCGTTGCCGGGGAGCAGCATGGTGACATACTCAAAGTATTCATCAATCGCCTGCACTACTTTTCCGAGGAAACCAAAACCTCGCGCAGCAGCCGCCCCCAATGTGCTAAGAACAGGCATCGCTATTCCTTACTTGAATTGCACTTGGGCAGCAAACACACTAAATGTGGCATTACCTGTTTTGATGATGGTGTAGGAGTACACATCTACACCCGAGGCATTCCCCGCCGCTGGGGCTGTGCCACCCTGCCATCTTGTCGTTACACCCGTGGTTGTGCCGTCCACCTGTACTGCGCTGTTGTAGTACGCCGTTGATCCCTGGGTAACCAGATGCGCAATCGTGATGGACTGCCCTACCGCCATTTCTGTGTCCAGCCGCATAAAACTGTCGCCCCGGATATTGATGGTCCAGTTTGCAGAAGCGTTGCTGGTAAAGAACAGAACAGACTGCGTGTTGACATCGAAGTCAATCGTGCCCGTTGCGGCTACCGCTGCCGTCGTCGCCGTCTCCGTAAACCCCGTTGTTAAATCTAACGTCGGGGCGTTGGGGACGTAGTTAAACGCGGTTCGTTGGAGCAGTGGCATTAGTAGTTACCCCCCAGCACAGTCACAGCAATTGCGATGTTTGTGCCGCCAGCAGCCACGGTCGTTCCCGCATACACCCGGTAAGTAGCCGGGATGTTCAGGCCATTTACAGGCAGCGTCAAAGGGTAGGTGGTCAAAGCACTTGTGCCCAGCGCCGTCACTGCGGTGGCCGGGACCGCTACTTCACCGATGAAAATGTTGTTGCCTGCGGTGGTGTTGGCAGACCCGTTGTTTAGCCAGAATCTCACCACCGTCGCACTGGATGTTCCTGAGGCCGTTGCACCGTTGGTAGATGTCAGCCTGCACACAACAGAATCAATCCGGGAACCATCTGCTCCTGCTGTAAAGGCAAGGACCATCGCAGTGCCTGTTGCTTGAGTACCGTCAAACGCCGTTGTGTTCGTCATCGCGGTGCTGAGAATGGCATTCAGCGCCCCGACGTTGGGGGTTTGCGTAAAGACTGGGGTTGCGGTAACTGCCATGATTAAAAGCCTCCAAAATTGTTAGACATGAAGATGTTATTGCCACTGTTTGTTGCAGTATTAACAAGCGTTCCTGATGCGTCAGGCAGCGTCAAAGTCCTACTAGCCGTCAGTGTTGTGGGTTGAAACGTCACCCGGTATGTAGAAGTTCCACCGGCTCGGCCCGCTAGGATAATTCCGTCCTGCGCTGCGGTAGCAGTACCAAACGTCTGCCCCGTGGCGTTGTAGAAAGTATTGGCACCAGTAAAGGCGTTGTTGGCTGATAAAAGCGCATCACCTACTCCATAACTCAAAGCCTCTACCACGTTTGTACCGTCGCATCGCAAAGCAAGTTTTGCGTTATTTGCAACAGAAACCCCCGACCCGGCAGAAGTCTTTACCGTCTGGGCAAACCCGGTGTTGTTGGTGACAAAGTACAGCTTGCTGACCGCAGGGCAGATAACCTGATATGAAGCCCCTGGCGTACCGCCAAGGACAATAAACATCGCCCGCGCTTCGTCTGCTACCCCGTTGGAATTTGACAGCGTGTAGTCCGCTGCCGTCATCGTGATGCTGGCAGTCCCAGCAATTGATGTGTCAATCAGCGAGGTTGCGCCGGCGTTGAACACCGTGCCCCAAGTATTGGACAGTTCCCCGGTCGCCGGAAGGACAAGCCGAAGACTGTTGGTAAAGGTTGAAGGCATCTCTTACCTCAAGCGAATCGGATTAGCGCCGTGGTGGCGGAAGCAGCAGGAAGCTGCACCGTGAAATTTGGCCCAGCGGTTTTGTCAGCCCCAAAGTCCAGCACCGCAATCGCACGGTTAGCTTTGGTGAAGTTGTAGATCAACGCCCCACGGGTGACAAAACTAGACCCCAGCCAAGCAGGATTGTCAAACGTCACATACGCCGTAGTGCCAGAAAGAAGCACTTGGACATTGGTCAGGATCTCGCCCCCAGCGGTGTAGCCTGTGCCAGACGTTTCACCTGTGAGGGTGTAGGCCGTGGTGTCTGCACCAAGAGAAGCAGCGCTCGTATAGAGCGCCATCTTCAGGACATCGGTATCCAGATCATGGATAGCCAGCCATGACTCCTGTTTGAACGAAGAGCATAGCGTTTGTACCAGAGCCATTTAGACCACCTTCGTTCTGACCTGCCCAGTACGGTATGCGTCTTGACGGTTCTTGCCTTCGCCCAGGTTCTTCAGCAGAGTCAATGATTGAACGTACTGCTTGTCCGTCTCGGCAATGATGTCGGGCTCCTGCTTCATGAACCGTGCCGCTTCAACCATGACTGCGTTAAACAACACGCTGTCAAAATTGTCACCCAGCCATGTGGTCGTTGCCGTGACGATGCTTTCCGGGTAGTAGAAATACGCCAACTCTGCACTCAAAGCAGCGCTGGGCGTGGGGCCAAGCAAGAACGATTGAATCTTTGGCGTACCCGTCTGCGTGCCGTACAGGGCGTAATACTGCGGCGTCCCAGTGACAGCAACACTTGGGAATGACTCCCGCATGAAGTTTACATCCTTGTTCAGCAAGTAACTGAACACACCCGCAACGGTCACCCCAAAGGAAAACGAGGACAAGAAGTCTGCCGGTACTACAAGTAGCGGGTTGCCAATGGTCAGCGTGAGCGTGGTGTTCTTCCGCAAATTGGGAAGCTGAACCGAGTTGTAGATGCGCTGCTCTGCCAACTCCGTCATTGTGGCGAAGTCAGCCGCCGAGAAAGTGTTCTCGGTGTAATCCTCAACAGCAGTCTGCAACTCGGTGTAGTTCAAGTTTCACCTCACGCCATCGGCCCACGAGACATGAAGCCGCGAGTAGCAGCACCGGACCCACGCTGCTTGATCCCAGAGGTCTTTGGCCCCGGAGCGGACTCTTTGGAGATGCTGCCCACCACCATGCACAGGTCACGCGGATTGACAGGGCCTTGCGGGTATGCCTGCTTGGCAGGCGACCGTTTTGTGATCTTGCTCATAGCTCACCCCGTCTTCTGGTTGGCAGCGCGGGACAGATTCTTGCCCAGGCGCATACGGTCCTCAGAGGTGGGACCGCCCTTCTTGAAGGCTTTCCCGCCCTTGGCGAGCTTGGTCATCGGCTTGCCGGGGTGCATCGCACGTTCGTGCTTGTGAACATCTTTCATCATCGCTCCTTAGGAAACGGACACGGTAACTGTACCAACATATCCCTGCCCAACCAAGCTGTTTGGCGTCAGGGGCGCATCAAAACCACTGGACCCACCTATCGGAGCCCAGCCCCACTCAATCACCCGGCTACCCTCACCGATAGTCCCAATGGCAGTTTGTCCCGAGGCATACCAAGTGTTCGTATCTGGACGGGGATCACGTATTGCTTGTGGGTCACTTACCGGGTACATCCCGAGTTGCAACTGAGGATGATCTGGGGTCCAGCACTGAGGGCACGCCTTGATTTGTGTCTGCTTGGTTTTGACTACGAGGTTCTTGAGCTTCTTGAGGTCAAAACGAAACCCGCAGACATCGCAGTAGCCGAATGCCTTTGCGCCGTTTGCAAAGCGATTGCTCATATCATTCGCACCCGCCCGCCCTTGCGGTACTCATCAGGCATTGGTACGGCACGAAGCATTGCTTGTGCCTTCCTCTTGGCCGCTTCTTCCTGCTGGCGCTTGCGTTGTGTAGCCGCATCTGATGCTGCGCGTTGCTCAGGCGTCAAAGTTCCTGGCGCAAGTGTAGATGGCGTTACCCCCAATGGCAAGAAGGACTCGGCTACATCCCCGGCAGCACGGCGAAGATCACCCGCGCTTGCTGCGCCTGCACCTCCGGCTAGGGCTGCGGCTATGCCTGCTTTTCCCGCTGTGCGGCGTTTATCCGCTGGAAAAACCGCATTAATAACATCGTTGTCACCTGAAGGTGTTGGTGCCTTAAACGAAGCCCGTGGATTTACTTCGGTAATCTGTGTACCAAAATGAACCCCTTTACCGGTATCCCCTTTAAGACTTTCTGATATATTTATTTCTACTGGCGCTAACCCAACTTGCGGTATGGTGGTAAAAGTTGATTGCGCTAATACTTGCCCTTTCTTGAAAGGGCCAGTCAACATGTTTGTGCCGTCTTCTAAGGCTTTGACTGCTACAGTACCACTTTTGTTTTTTTGGTCATAGGACAGCGGAACTATTTGAGTAGCGATGTTTTGATTTTGAAAAATTCTTCCTAAATCGTCTACGCCCTCTGATGGCACAAAGATTGTTTTCCCCGATCTTTGTTGCACCCCCACAGAAGTATCACGGTGTTTTTCTCCACTACGATTTCTTGTTGTAGTGTTATCAGTATGCTTTGCATATGTTGACCCCCTACTTGTGCGAAACAAGTAATCAACATCAGCTAGACCAAGAAATGGATCGTAGTCCATGATCAGCTAATGAACATCTGCCTGGGTACGAACCGGACAGCGGCCTTCTCACGGTCCTCGGAACTGGCAAGATCCCAGTCCTGATCGTACTGCGCCTTCAACACCTGCATTCGCTCCATCGCACCGGGGATCTTCATGGACAGGTAGTAGGCAAGTCCTGACACCAACGCATTGAGGAAACGGAACGGGATGTCCTGCGTGTACGTGCCGCCCGCACCAGCGTCCTGAATCCGGCGCAAACGCCAGTAGACGAGCGTGTATGTCTGAGAATTGTCAGGAGTGGGCCACACCGTGAACTGCGGCGCTGCTGCTTGGCGGTTGATGTAAACCTGAATCGGCCTTGCCTGCTGCAGCTTGTTCGGGATAGACGAGTAGGTAGAAACACTGATGCGCGTGATGGTCAGATCAGTCTGCGTGGAGACATTTCCTGCGCCCGTGCGAATCACATGCTCAATCAGATCCACCGTATCGGCAGGCAGCGTGTAGGTATTGGTGCCAGCGGTCAGGACTTGTGTACCCTGCTCAATGGTCCACATATTTATGCCGCGATTCGACCAATCTGCAAAGAGAAGATTTAGGCTACGTCTTGCAGTGCGCAAATCATAGCCCGTGCGCAACTCAGCACCACAGCGCTCAAAGGCTTCCTCGACGTACTCTGCCAAATCCAAATTAAACGTGGCCGTTCCTG